CACCATCGATAAGTAGGCTCCACCCATAGCGCATAGACTGAGACCGCAGATCAGATGTGCTGTCTGATCCACGACCTCTCGTCCTTGAGGAGTGAGATCCCTGTACCACTTTGGATCGGTCAATTATCAGGTTGCGAACGGAGTAGCGCCGATTCCAGAACCCATCAAAATGGACTTCGCGGCAATCCACCTATTCGAAGCGACCGCAGTGATTTCGCAATAACTACCGATAATACCGCCAGTAGTTGTAGCATTCATGTTAATACTTACGAAGTTATCAGAAGCTTCTGCCAAAAACTGCGTCTGCAATGCACTTTCAAGAGCCACTGTGATCGGACCAATAAACTCATCGGAACCACTGAGATTTATCTCTGTCCCAGCGGCACCAGTAACCAGCCAAAGAAATCTAAACGTGAGCCCAAGATTACATAGTTGCCCAGGATTCGTCTTGTCTTCTGGCTCTGTGGAAACAATGGCAGGAACCGTGAATATCATGGTTGTATCCTCAACGGTAATAAGCCTACCGCCATGATCCGCAGCGGTCAGAGCCAGTGTGTTGTCCCCGCTGGCAACATTCACAACATTATTCCAACCAACACCATTGAACCCACCAAGAGACCTTACCGGACCACTAAATGTACTCTGTCCCATTTTCATTTACCTCATTGCACGCAATTTGCCTGACAGTCCGCGTGCTGTCGTTTAAGTCTGTCAGGCTTTGGTTATTAAACTTGTTTAAGAAAATCAATTATCAAAGACAAGAGCCCTATCACTACAAGCACAGTCGATGAAATTCCATAAACCTTGTACTTGAATTGAGTTAACTCCAACCGAACTAGATCTAGCTCATCGGAAAGAAGATTGATAATCGTCTTATCATTCCTGAGACGATGCTCAATATTAGTAATCTTCTGCTCAATCGAACCTATTTCTCTATCAGTAATAGGCGTCATCAAATATAAGGCCCCTGGCAGCACGATGTTGTGACGCCGTAAGCCAGGGATATCCCTACTTCTTCCGACTGCGAAACGACTTATGAATCTTATCAACCGTTCCGCGAACTAATTGCTCGCCATAGGAATTTCTTTTATTCCTAATAGGGCCACCCGGATGAGTCTGATAGGCACCGTCTCGTCTCGCTGCATTTTCCTTCATCAAGTCGCTATGCTTTCTGAGCTTACTCATCACCGAAGGCTTCTTCTTTGAAGCTCCCTTCTTTGATTCTCCCAACTTTGGAGAAGGCTTCTTTGGAGAATCCTTCTTACTCAACTTCTTCTTAGCTGGCATCACTTCCCCTTCCGACCACGGTTTTTGGCTTTTGACGAAACACGTAAATTGCTCCGCTTGTTGTTTTGTGGATTCCGATCTTTAAGGAAAACAGGGGGGATAGGGATAAGTATCTCTATCCCCCCTTAACCCTTTTACTTATGCACCTGTCGAACCGTAGATTCCGAGCGGATCCGAAACACCGAAGCTGTATCGCTCTCGGCACTTGTATCGAACATTACCCGTATCGAAATCACCGTCCATCGACGTAGACATCGGGGTTCTCGTGAAGCCCTTCATACCATTCGGCACGTCAGTAATCACAAACCACGCATCACCCTCAGAATCCGTCAGGTAATGATTCACCCGATAACCTTCAGGAATAACCCCGTTGGTCCGGAGCGCATTGATGTCATTGTCAGCCGTTCCCGGTCGAAGCTCCGTATCAAGGATACGAGTCGCAACGAACATGAGATCCGGAGGTACAATGAGGCGTCGAGGCCGAGCTGCGATCTTGAGTCCACGCTGATCAGTAAACGCTGCGATATCAATCACAGCCTGTTCAAGCGAAGTCTCATTGAGATCCGATGCAGTCGAGGGCTGGTTCCGATTCACTCCACCACTAACCAAGGGATGGCTAGCATTGAAAAGTGACACGCCGTCACCCGACTCAAAGGTACCGAATCCGTTATTCAACGGATACGCTGCCTTGACCTGCTTCGTGTTCGCTGCACCGCGAGCAAGTGCCTTGGTGTAACGAGCCGAGAGAGAATCATAAAGATTATCCTCGATCGCCTCCTCCGTAATGGAGAAGCCAAGAGCAACCGTCTCATGGTTGTAGCGAGCAGTGAAGACTTCTTGCGCCGTATCGTAAGCGATAGCGGAACCTTCGGACTTCACCGGAGCAGAACCAAACCCGGAAAGCTGAACTTCCTCTTCGAACGCTCTGTCCGAAGATTCCATTTCATAAATATCTTCATGCTCGTTTTCATACGAGCCATACTCCAACCCGAACAGTTCGTTCAGCCCCGGCAGGAGTTCCTTCATCATTTGTGCTCTAGAAATAGCCATGATTATCTACTCCTTACCTATACGCCCAGCGGATTGCTGAACTGGCTTACGCCATCATTAAGTTTCACAAGAACATTAGGCGTGCTGCTCGATTCGTTAGATCCATCTTCCGGAACACCTAGAATGCGAAGAGCAAGCGTGTTGGTAGTGTTAATAAGACTATGGTCAAGCTGAATACCAGAATTTCCGGTAATCGTACTACCAGCCGACGTTGCAAAGTTCGCTATTGGAGCATTTCCCCCAACGTCAGCGTAAGTCGTAGCACCATCGGACTGAATCAAATAAACCTGATTCGGATCATCGCATACAAATGCGTAAGCATCCGTATCCGTAGAGACCGAAGGGTAATACTGACCGTACTTCTGCTCACCAGAGGCAAGCTTCCACCTGAAGCCCACAGTAACACCTAAGGTGCGGACACCGTTAGCCGTCGTGGGCGTTTCTCCAATCGTATTCCCAGCCTGTCTGTCGATTTCACCAGTGTCAGTGAGTTCTACAAAATCACCAGCGTAAATAACCGTTGCACCAGCCGCAACTTCGGAAACATCAATACGATACTCGCTGAAGCCTCCGGTGTTGTATCCGTTACCCATACCGCCGCCCGAACCAACGGGGCGAAGTCCGTAACCTGCCATTTTAGTTTCTCCTAAAAATCAAGCGGCGACTTGTAGGAGTACATCTCCTAAGAGCCGTCGCCAAAAGAGACACGAGTTTTTCTGTCCGGATGGAGCAGAGGCATTCTCGCATCGTTCTCTCGCAAGAAGTTATTGTCTACGGCTTCCATCTGGAGGTTGGATTGTTTATTGATGTAATCTCTCTTCTGAGCCATAAGCTCAGTAGTGTTCTTACACAACATCAATCCACCAATCACCGCTCCCCCATCAAATCGACTATCGATATCAGGGATGAGTTTAAGCTCAGGATGATCCTCAAGCTTAACGGGCTCCCAGCCTTCCCGATATTTTCGGGAGACATTCGTGTTATCCGATTCGCCACGCATGGAAACTCGAATCCAACGAAACTCGTACCCGTCTTGCGGATCGGGTACTGGGAGGACTGTGGGTGGTGTCCAAAAAGCCGGTCGAGTAGAAACCTCGCGGGTTTCATGCTCTCTTTGAGCGCGGGGATCCTGTTCCCCATTGGCGTCGTCGCCTCTAGCCATTGTTATTCTCCAATTTCAAGAGTTGTCTAGCGTAACCTTCAGGAGATATACCCAGGCGCTTTGCGAGAGATACCTGAGTCTTCGTGAGTTGGACTTTGCGCGAATTGGCACCAGTCGTTCGCCTTGCAGGTGCCACTATCGTCGAGGGTGTTCGGCGGTTTCCATCGGAACGAAGATCCGGATCATCACTGGAGACATCAATCTCCTGACCATCACTGCCGAACTTTTCTGGGAATCTTTCCCGTACTCTCGTGTCGATTGAGTCGTAATAACTATCTGACTTCGGATCGACACCCTTGGATACTAGATCTTCATGAACAGCTAAAGCGACAGCCGTCATTTCTTTGTCAGTTCTAAACCAAGGATTTTCTTTTGCCCATCCAGCAGCTCTTTGGTCTGGCGGTGGTTGCTGCCTGACCCGTTGCGGTTGCTGCGGTTGCTGCGGTTGCGGAATCTCTTCCGCAGAAGGAATGTACTCCTGAGCTTTTTGCGAATCATAAGATGCCCTAGATAAAATCTCTTGAGCATCTACGATCGACCCGGGATCACCCTCTTCATGGGCTCTTTTTAATAGAAGTTTTGCGGTCTCTAATTCCTTCTCGGTACGAGCCTTTACTTCATCGACGAGAACTTGCTCCCCTCGATTCACTAATTCTCTGAGCTTTTGATTTTCTTTGTGAACATTCTGAGCGTAATTTATTGCCTCGTCCCTAAGGCGTGAAGAAGATTCCTTCGCTCTTCGCTCTTCGTGGAAATCATATTTAAGCTTTTTGATCCGCTTGTGAACACTCTTGCTTACATCGTTCAGCTCGCCTTCGTGTTCTTCTGTGGATCTTTCACCGGGAGGAATTCTCCCCCTGTCCTCTTCTGGAGTGTCATCAACAATATCAATCTCGATGAGCGACTCATCCATAACTTCATCATCTGCACTGGCTTCACTCATAGGTGAAGAGACGATCTGTTCTGTACTCATATGACCTTCACCACCCCTCTAGGATCATCAACAACAGCTTCCACTGTATCGTCATTGATCAATCGAAATTCTTGATTCTCTACTTTGAATCGTGTTCCGGAATAAGAACGCATCATGATGAAATCACCAATCTCGCACCAGTTTCCAGAAGGGAATTTCTTTTCATCCTTGTAGGCCAGTTCTCCCATTTGAATAATCAAACCTATAATCGTACCCACCTCTTCGACGTGTATTGCTTCGTCGGGCTTGTAGATACCACCATCAGTCTTGTTCTGAGCTTTTGGAACGGCAACGAGAAGCTTCCAGCCGGTAGGCTTTGGCAACTTATCCCCTGCTTGTTCCATTATCTTTTGATAATCCTCTAGCTCGTCATGCGACTCTTCGTCGGACATTTTCTTCCTTGCAGCGTCTCCGCTGTGTGCAGCCTCTGTTAAGGGAGAAGCCGTTCCCTCGCACCCGTATGGGTGTTATTCCTCTTCCGAAGCGCGTCTTACCAGATCAAGGAACTCCGACTCCGCCGTCGCAATACCTTCTATGAATCCAACGCGAAATTTGTAATCTGCATAATCGCTAGCGCACCCTGTTGCTAGATCATCTGCTTTGTTGTTCATGTACTCACGAAGCTTGGCTATGAAGACATCACTCAGAGTGCCTGCCATCTCAATCCTCCTTGCTTTCCTTTGCTACTTCGTATCCAATTCGAACTCCATCGAGAAGCTCTTTGGCTTCGTTCTTCTTCTTCTCTAGGGCTAACTTCTGAACATCTATAGAAGAATCAACACCAATCTCGATACCCTTGATAAGCTCTGCTGAGCTAATTCGCTCTCGATCAACCTCTGCCCTGAGAGCCGCCTTCTTCAAGTCCGCTGCGATCCGAGCTGCATCTGTCTGCATCTTAGACGTGACCTTGGACTCATCGATATCAAGCTGTCGATTCTGCTGTTTCACAACAGGATCTTCCATCTTCTCCATCTGTTCCTTCAACTGCATTTCTGCAACATCACGACCCAGAAGACGACTGCCAGCTTCGGCAACAAGAGAAGAGAGTTTAACCTCGATTTCTTTCGGCAACGGGAGTTCAAGGGGCGGGAGTTCAACTCCGAGTTCATTTTCAATTTCTCTTCGATACTTAAACCCTAGATGCTCAAGTACATGCGCGGAAAGAGCAGCCTCTATCTCCTTCGCCTTCGGTGAATTCTGCATAATCGCAAGCATCTTCGGATCTTGCGCTGCATCCATATGCACTTGGATATGCGCTTCATGATCTTGCCACATGAATGCCTTGACCGGATCCGTCTTCATGAGGTTCATATTCTCAGAAACTGGATCGACCGCCTTCACATCGTCATCCGTGGGCACAATCACATCTGCATCTTGTATCCCTAAAACATCAAGCATCTGCCTGTGAAGCTCAGAAAGATTGTAAATATTTGGAGCAGTGGAGGCGAGCTGCAACGCCGCCTGATATTGCATGATGCGTTGAGCCATCGTGGAGGAGTTGGGATCGCTAACGGGAATCACATCGAGACGACCATCAAAATCTTTCGTCTTCATCATTTCGCCGTCGTCCACTTCCCACTCGTAATCCTCTGGCAAGTAGTCTCTAACGATACGAGATAGAATCTTGAACTCTTTCTTCATCGCATAATGAATTCTGGCCTGGATCGCATTCATCGAAACCATTGATCTCTCGATAATCGCCAGCGTGGTGCCTACCGGGGCTTGCTGGTTCATATCGGAGATGTTCATGTCAGAGATAGAAGCGAACCTTCGACCCTCTTCAACGATGTTCTTCAAAAGCTCATGAAGAACATTGGAGGGATCCTTGTACGGTAGGAACGTGATGTTGTCCCTGATCGCCCCACCTGGGACATCAACATCTCGAAACTCACCGGGCATGATGGGGGAATCATCACCCTTAATGCGAAGTCCACGAGCCTTGAGGCCACCAGGGAGATTGGACAGCGTGCCAGCATCTACGAGTTGCCTAAGCAACGAGGTTGCTGACTTCGCCATACCACCAATCAAATGAATCAATCCAAATCCATAGAATCCCATACCGGGGAGGTATTCATAATGGACAAAGTGATTCCGACGCCTCTTGAATTCATCACCCTCTATCCAATTTCTACGAATGGAAAGAATCTCAGAGCTACCTACATCGACTGTAATGACATAGGGAAGAGCAACCCCTGTCTCTTCTCCATTGTTCTCATCTTCAAATCCTGCAAGATCCCAATCAACATGCATCTCATAGAGCGTGTGACGATCATCTGCTGAGAACGAAGGAGAATCTCCTGTGAGATCATCATACTTCTCCTCAATACTAGTCTGATCATCTCGACCATCACCTAGCTCCACGTCTCTATAAAAACCGGAAACCTGAAGCTTTCTAACTTCGTTAAAGCCCTTCTTCATCACATGGGTAATGCGTTCAGCCATTTCTAGGGACGGTGAACCATACGAAACAAGAAGCTCTTCAGCCGGAATAAACATTGAGCAAGGGCGACCCATTGATGGATCCCAATACACCTTGCGGAAGGCTGAGCCTGCTAGGGCAAGATTGAAAAGCATCTTCTCTGTCTCAGATCGATACTCTGGCATCTCCTCTGTAATCAAGTAGTTCATATACTCCTTGACTCTGAGGGCCTGCTTCTCCTTTGCCGGAGTCATCTTGCCAAGCATCTTAATCTTGACCGGACCACTGTTCGGAAAGATCTCCGTAATCGTTTGCGCTTGGAATCTAACGACAGCCTCCGCGAGTATCGGATGCTGAACGCCGCAGGCTCCCGGCCACGGAGTAGACCTATCCTCTATCTTCATCCCAAGCTGCTCAAGACCCTTGATATAGGTTTCTTCCCAATCTTTTCTTGAGTCCAGATCTGACTTAGCCAGAGAAACCAATTCGGAAGACAGTCTCCCTAGCTCTCTGTCTTCCATGAAATCTGCCAGATTATCATCAAACTCTGAATCCTCACCAACATCTTCCCGAGGATCGAAGTCGATGAGCATCCCGCCATCTTCTGTCTCCAC